GTCTATGAGATTTGGAACAAGCGCACCGCTAAGGTTTGCTGGATTGCCAAAGGTTATCCACAGGCATTAGATGAGCGTGATGACCCGCTAGAGCTTGATGAGTTCTTCCCATGCCCCAAGCCGTTGATGGCAACCACCACAACAGGTACGATGATTCCTGTACCTGACTATTGTGAGTACGAGGATCAGGCGCAAGAGCTGGACAACCTGACCCAGCGCATTTACCTGCTGACCAAAGCCTGTAAAGCGGTTGGCGTGTTTAATGCTGAGTTCAAGGAACTGGCGCGGATGTTCAGCGAGGGCGTGGACAACAAGCTATTCCCAGTGACCGGCTGGGCGGCAATGTCGGAAAAGGGCGGCTTAAAGGGCGCTATCGACATGATGGACACCTCGCAGATCATTGTGACCTTGCGGGAGCTTTACAGCGCCCGAGAGCAGGTCAAGCAATCAATCTACGAGATCATGGGCATATCGGACATCCTGCGCGGATCGTCTAAAGCTCAGGAAACCCTTGGTGCTCAACAGCTCAAGGCCAACTTTGGTAGCTTGCGGTTAAAGAGTAGCCAAGGCGATGTAGCGCGGTTTGCAACCGACATCTTTAAACTCAAAGCGCAAGTTATCTGTAAGTTTTACCCGCCCGAGCTGATTGTGGAGATGTCAGGTGTGATGAACACGCCGGACGGTCAAGACCCGCAAAGATTGCAGGCAGCGTTGCAGATGTTGTCAGACAGCACCATACGCGACTTCCATATTGCGGTCGAGGCTGACAGCCTGGCGCAAATTGATGAGCAGGCTGAGAAACAGGGCGCACAAGAAGCCATCCAAGCAATTGGTCTATTCTTGCGTGAGGCGATCCCCATGATTGCCCAAGCGCCTGAGACCCTGCCTATGGCCTCTGAGATGCTGTTATTCCTTGTGCGCCGGTTCAGAGCTGGTCGCGGGCTGGAGAGCGCGGTCGAGAGGGCAATGAAAGCCCTGCAAGACAAGGCAGACGCTGCCAAGCAGCAACAGCCTAACCCACCGCCCGAGATGATGCAAATGCAAGCAGAGCAGCAGGCAGAGCAGATGCGGATGCAGGCGCAGGTGCAGACCGAGCAAATGAAGATGCAAGCACAAGCCCAGATTGAGCAGGGCAAGGCGCAGCTCGAGATGCAAATGCACCAGGCTAAGACTCAGGCAGAAATGCAATTAGCGCAGATGAAAGCCGAGTTTGAGGTTGCAAGGCAAAATAATGAGATGCAAATTAAAGCCAGAGAAATGGCAGGGAGAGAAGAATATGACAGATGGAAAGCAGAACTTGATGCAGCGACTAAAGTCTTGGTGGCACAAATTGGCGCAAAAGCTGGGCTTGATCAAGCCGCAATGAGCGCACAGATGGCGGCATCCGAGGAGCTTGACGCAACTTTGGGTGACGGCATGAGCGAGGCAATTAACCGTTTAGCTGATATGCACGGTCAAACCCTTGGACAGATTACCGGCGTAATGCAGGCAATCAGCGCACCCAAGCGCATTATTCGTGGGCCTGATGGTCGGGCGGCGGGTGTAGAGATTGTTTCATGAGCTTGGTTTTAGCCGATAGGGTACAGGAAACCACAACCACCACAGGTTCTGGGACGCTGACGCTAAACGGCGCTGTAACAGGCTTCCAAGCCTTTTCTGCGCTGGGCAACGGGAACACCACCTATTACACAATCCAAGGCGAAACGCAATGGGAAGTGGGGCTAGGGACGTATTCGGCTAACACGCTGACCCGCGATACAGTCATCAGCTCATCAACTGGCGGGGCAAAGCTGAGCCTGGCCGCTGGCACAAAGCAAGTCTTTGTAACGCTGCCTGCTGAGAAGACAATAACGTCAATTGCCTCTGCTGATGCAAGCATCATCGTTACAGCGGTTGGATCACTTATTGATCTTTCGGTATCGCAAACGTCACCAGCCTCTGTGTTGGTTGAGAGAGTGCGAAATTCCACTGGTGCGACCTTAACAAAAGGCACGGCGGTCTATATTTCTGGCGCTACGGGACAGCTTCCAACTGTTTCCAAGGCGCTAGCTACAAGCGATGCCACATCAGCGCAGACTTTAGGATTGATTACAAGTGACTTGGCAAACAATTCAAATGGATATGTAACCATCATTGGGTTGGTTGATGACCTTGACACATCGGCCTATACAGATGGGGTGCAACTTTATCTCAGCCCAACGACAGCGGGAACTTTGACGGCCACCAAGCCTTACGCACCACAGCATTTGGTCTATGTGGCTGTTGTTGCCCATGCTCACCCCGTTCATGGCAAGCTAATTGTTAAGGTGCAAAACGGCTACGAGATGGATGAGCTGCACAATGTGTCGGCACAAAACCCAGCAAACGGCAGTGTTTTAATCTACAACACAAGCACAAGTTTGTGGGAAAAACAGGCGCAATCCGCTTTGACAGCGGGTAATGTGTCTGGGATCGTAGCCGTGGCAAATGGCGGCACAAATGCGGCAACGGCAACGGATGCAAGAACAAATTTAGTAGCAGCCAAAAGCGGCGCAAACACTGACATCACCTCAGTGGGCTTGACAACCGGCACGATCTCCACTGCACCAAGCGCAGCCACAGACATTGTGAACAAGACCTATGCGGATGGATTAGCGGCTAAGTGGGGCGCATAAGTGTTTGGCTACGCCTCGTTTGCCGAGCTACCGTTTGCCACAATCGGCGCAGCGGTAATACCGCCAATCCCTACCGAGCTTTTGCTTGGCGGTCACTTTGGCTTTGATGAGCGCGACAAGGCTTGGGAGCAGGACAAGAAACAACAGGCCAAGCGCAGGGAAAGAATCAAGACCGCATTGTTTGGCTTGCCGCCTGACCAGCGTGAAAAGATTGCACCCACCGAAACAATAAATATTGCGGCACAAACAGTAATCACTTATGATGCGGTCATGGTTCAGATTGAAACGCTAAAAAAGCGGATTGAATTTGAGCAAGACGAAGAAGATTTAGAAACACTTTTGGAGTTCCTTTGAAAACAACTTGGGTTTTTCCATCTGACGGCAGCGAGCCTTATGAAAAGACCAGTGGACGGTCTGGTGACTACACCACCGTAATGGGGGACATTACCCCATTCATGTCACCTGATGGCAAGATGATTGAGGGTAGAAAGCAGTGGCGTGACCACCTTAAGCGCACCGATTCAATTGAGATGGGGCATTCCGATGTTAAGTATGCTCAAGCCGAATGGAACAAGAAAAAAGAAGTCCACCGAGACAGGCTGCGCGGTCAACTGGCAACGGTACAAGAGTTTGACCGACCAGGCGCACCGATTTCCCCTGTTAAGATGTCTAACCTAAACGTAGAGATGGCAAACCGCCTACACAACCGTCCCATGCCCGAGCGCAAGGAGATGATCAAAATGACCCTCGATCAAATGAAAAGGATGAAGTGATGGAAAACGAAGTTGTCGCACCCGACACGATAGAAACACCAGCACCCGAAACCCCAGCTCCTGCGCCAGTTGAAGCGCCAGCCGAGCCGCAAAGCAGAGCCGATACGATTCGTGAGGCGCTGACCAAGACACCGACAAACCGTGGCAAACACGCTGCCACACAAAACCGCGAGGGCGGTAAGTTTGCTCCCAAGTTCCCAACCGACCAGACACAAGCACCGCAGATGGCTGAAAAGCCAAGGGCTGAGATGCCCAAAAGCCTGCGCCTTGAGCTGAAAGAACACTGGGAAAAAGCACCGGCTGAACTACAACAAGCCTTTGCCCAGCGGGATGCTGACTACGAAAAGGGCATCACCTCATACAAACAAAGGGACGCAGAGGCTCGGGCAATCACCGAGCAATTTGCACCGTATGAGTGGATATTGCGAAATGAGGGCAGTACGCCATCGCAGGCCATTGGCCCATTGCTCCAGACGGCGGCATTGCTAAGAACTGGCACACCGCAGCAAAAGTCGCAAGCGGTCGCGCAGATGATTCAGCAATTCCAGATTCCACTAGAGCAAGTGGCGGCTTACTTTGGCGGCGAAGCACCACCACAGCAAGATTCGCACTACAATCAATTGGCGCAACAAGTACAGCAGCTCACGGCACACATCACGCAGAGCCAGTACGAGTCGCAGAAACAGAATGAAAACCGAGCACTCTCGGTAATCCAGCAGTTTGCAGGCGACCCCGCAAACGCACACTTTGAGGCAGTCCAAGACCGTATGTTGTCGCTTCTACAGGCGCCGCAGGTACTAGGGGACATCAGTCATATGTCAGAACGCGAGAAATTGCAAGTGGCATACGACACCGCCGTAAGACTTGATCCGCAGTTGGCACAAAGTTTATTT